ATGAGGCAAGAGATGGTCCCTCATATGTAACACCTTCCCTTACTGTTCCTCCCGTAAGTGCCTCTCCTCCCGAAACAACTTTAGATGCAGGAGACAACTCGACGGTCTTTGTTTCCTTACCATGATGTTTTCTCTCTTTATTCCAAACAACATCATTAATTCTAATCTGACGCACCGCCTCACCTGCATAGTTTGGATTGTCATCATAATCTAATTTTATTTTGACTCTACCACTTCCAATGATTTTTTTACCATTAGGCGAGAATCTAGCATTACCACTTTCTATAATGAATTTAACATTAGAGTCCTTGCCCTTACCATCTCTCAGTCCAATTTCTCTTCCATTATTTGATACTTTGATTTTTTTATTACTTTTGTTCAGTTCTACGTAAACGATTTCGTTTTCCGATTCAGGCTCTGCAATCGTCTGTTGAACTGCCCAATCTGCAGTGCTGAAAACCTTCTGTTTAAACTTTTGACGACCCTCTGTGTCTTCATTAAGAAGTTCAACGGTAATCTCATGCTTCCCTTCATCGATAAAAATCTTTTTGATATCTGGTTCATTTCTAAACCCAGTGATTCCGTCATTAGGTCTGAAGTCAAGACCACCTCTCGCTACCTCGACACCATCAATCAGGATTCTACCACCGTTGTCCACTGTTGATCTCAAACCAAAGAATCCAGGGTATGGGACATCAATATCCCAACTGGTTGTATATACGATACCACCACCATCAGTGCTCTTACTTGCCAAAGGAGGAAGAGGAGAGATAGCATGTCTATTCATAAACTTGCCCCATCTAAGGGGCACTACAACCGGATACCAATATTCCTTTGCAGGAAATCTGGTTGTCCAGAAAGGATTGTTAGGACATCTACCCTCTGCTTTAGGGATAGGTAACTGAAGATTTGGAACTGGTGGCGCATCAATAGTGAGAGCGGCTCCCATTGGGTTTTGATTCCAAGATTGTTTTATAACCTCAGTCCTTTCAACGTATGAAGTTCCCACTCTAATGGCAAGAGCCATGGGGTTACCTTTCGCTAAAGGTTTGCCACTTCTTTGAAATAACTCAGCGATTAATGTATATTTTCCTGCTCTAAAAAACTTTACATTAGAAGACTTACCTTGAACGATACCTTTGTTTCCCTTTAAGACAAAACCTTTCATTTCAATGGATGTTTCTTCACCATTTCTGTTTACAAATCTAAGGTTGACATTATCATCCACTGCGATTTCAACATTGTAGTTTGCATCCACTGGAAAATCTAAATCATACCAACGAATAGTGTGTGTTCCACCATAGTCATCAGAGCGAGAATCTCGTGCTGCTAAATCGAAGGGAGAGATACCATAGCGATTAATAAATCCTGCTGTTTTATCTGTTAAGTTACTGATTCTATAAAGTTTTCTATCTGCTTTGTTGATCGAAGAGAGAGTGTCAAAAACTTCTACTTTTTGAATATCACCACTAGTTGGTGGGGGTGCATCGATCCCTTTGACATTGACAGTCTTTGTTACCCTTCCTTTTTCTCTATATTTCTTAGCGTATGATGGAGGATTATCTGGATCATAGTTTGGATCGAATTCAAATGTGCTTCTTTGAAATCTACTCTTTCCTGATGCATCCCATCTTCTATCAAATTCTCTTTTCCAAATAGTATCACCAACCTCGATGTCAGTGACAGCTAAACCAGATGTCCTAGGATTATCATCATACTTATATCTGATTGTGATGGATCCGCTACCATCATATATTATCTTTTTACCATCTGGTGAAAATCTAGCATTATTTGTTGAACTGAGGATACGGAATGATGCATTCTCATCAAAACTTGGTTTGATATCATCATCAATAACAACTTCAACATTAGATTTTGTCTTTAACCCAGCACCTTTAGACATGCCTTTATATATGACAGCAACCTCATTACTAGCTGCCTGAGTTTCTACTGCTTCAGTGACAGTAATCTCTCTTTCCTGAGGGACATTAAACAGGTCAACCCTTATCGTATGAGTTCCTTGACGGACAAACATTTTGAACTTGTCTGGTCCACCTTTGAATCTTCTTGTCTCTAGAACCAACTCATTGTCAATATATACCTGACTAATATTATCAGCCATGGCATTGAACTTATACTCTCCATCATAAGGAAAGGATTGTTCCCATTCAAAAGTATATTGTATTCCCGCAAAATCACTACCGGGAACGTTTGAAGAAGGCACAGGGGAGATAGCATGACGATTCATGAAACTATCATGAATCACCGTTTTTTGCCTCTCAGGTTTAAAATCCTTGTCATTGCCAAGGAAATATACAAGTTGATACGTATCGTGACCTTTTATTTTGTCCCTATTACTAGCGGTAAATGTTCCCTGCGTGCATTTTACCTGAAGATCATCATTATCATTTGCAGACTTTGCAAAGTCACAGAAGATTGTGTCTCCAGTCGCTTCTTTATCAGCACCTTTTGCTTTTATTTCTTTCGGTTTTTTACCAAGTTTACTGACAAGACCTTGCTCAACACCAGCACCCTTATATCTTCCAGTAGAGGTTACAAAATACTTTGTGTTTCTTTTAATACCTTTAGTGATTACGATTTCTCTATTTTCTTTGAAATCATCTGCCTTTATAGTAAACTTGTGCGATCCATCTTCAGAGGCAAATCTAAATGCCATGCCTCTATCGTGACCACCTGAAGTGAAGATCTTAAACTTTACGTCTTCAAAGTTTTTTGGATTACTAGAGGGCACTGTGACTTGTTCACCACCCCACGCATAGTGAACAACATCATACTTTGTTCTGTCTTCTCTCCCATCACCGATTACTCTGAGTGGAGGATTCATCCTCGTAGACCAGAAAGGTTTTCTCTGTGACTCTCTAAGTTTTCTTTGATAATCAAGGATTATTTCTCTACTAGGATCCTTATCTTTACTAAAGTAAGACTTGGCATCAAACTTATTAACTTCCTCTCCCTTAATATCAAAGACTGGTGAGTTTATATTTGCACCGGGGTCACAAATCTCATACTCTTCAAAGTCAGTTTCGGCATCATAAACAATTGTGCCCTCGCTTACATTACCAGTAAATGCCTGTGCTACAACACCAGCACCAATACCTAGTCTATCAGCAAATGAAACTTTAGGCGGATACTTGTAACCAAAACCACCATGTGTCACGATAGCACTTAATATTTTACCATCATTACCGACAATAGGAACTGCTCTTGCACCAACTCCCCCACCTCCAGACAAATTAATAGAAGGAGCACCGACTCCGGTCGATGCCATGTCAATACCTGGACACTGTTCCTCAGGTTGCAGATCTTCAATAGTAAGTGCGTTGACCTCATTGATATTGAGGTATTTTACAAAGTCTCTTGTCTGAAGAATGAACTGAGTGCCAGGATCTTTTTTTGCGATATTATTTGCTTCGCACTTGTCAATGCCTTTTATATATCCTCGTGTCGTTGAAATATAACCAACACGAATCAGATCATCATCTGCTGGTTCAAAGATATTAAAACTAGATGTGTCAGATACAGATGCATTGAGTTGATCTGCTCTAATCAATGGCTTTGACATTTATAAATGACTTCTAAGCACTTTTATAATCATATTTATCAGAAGTCCAGAGCATCGTCAAGACCTGAGCGATCACCCCGGCGTGCCCTTTCAAGTTCTGCATCCACATCTCCGAGGATGTCCTGTCCATAGTTATTAAATTTTTCTTCTCTTGACATGTTTTGAAACCTATTAAATTCATCGAGAGAAACCACTCTACCGTTAATGGTAGCAGTTCCAGTTTGTAAATCAAATCCACCACTTATTTCTTGCTGAGTTCGTATTGTTGTTCTATCAGAACTTGGGACTGGAGGTTGTTGTGCTTGTTGTGGTGGTGCGGTAGTGTTGGGATCAGGTATAGGAGGTTGTCCACCTATTGCTCTTTCTTCATTGATTAGACGTAAGTCTTCACCAGTCGCTAAGTCACCAACCTGAGGTTCCCGTCTCGAAGGTTTATTAGATACATCAGGAGTATCAGGTGTTGGACCAGCAAATCCTGGATCTGGATCTGTTCCATCAGCACCACCATCTGCATCAGCAACTGCTTTATCTTCAGTAGCAGGATCTGTAATCTCAGCATCTGGTTTGCTACTTCCACCACTACAAAATGTATACTCGTCAGAGACTGCCTCATTTGGTTTGACTTCACAACCAAACACATCAAGACTTAAGTTGTTGAATAGCATGGCAGCTCCCATGCTTGTGTTAATATTTGGTATCTGAGTGAGTGCCCCCAAAATACCAAGACCTTTACTCACTTGATCTGCAATACCCAACACTCCAGATACTTTATCCGATATATCATTTAGGAACTCATTGATACCTTGAAGCATGGTATCATTGTTTTCCTGTATCTCTCCCATATTGGTAACAATAACACTCGCCATAATATCTTCGGCAGCACAAGTCGGAACCACAGGTGTTGTGGGACGATCACCATCACCAAGTGCATTTTGTTTTCCATCCGATGCATTACCTCTTGCTTGTGCAATCAGATTATCAATATCCAATGCATCAAGAAGAAGTCCTTCTAGTTTATTTGAAAGATTATCAGTTACTTTATTATAAAGACACAGTGCCATCTCATTCATCTCTTCTTTCATTTCTGAGAAAAGATATCTCTCACTCGAAGGCAATGCAGAAACAGTTTTAGTCAACTCTTCATTCAGTTTCTTCTGTGTGTGTGCCATCATTTGATCCATGATGGGTTTGGTATATTTTGCCATCACCTTAGAAGCATCCTTGATTAAAATCTGAGGATTCTGACTACGAAATGTAACTGCATCTGCATAACTCGTGATCGAGTTCATATATTTACTGATCTTCTCAGTCACTTTCTCAATCTCAGTCTGCATATTTTTAATAGAAGACTGAACCTGATTCTCAGGTGTTTTAAGTGGGATCTTTTCGCATATTTTTTCTTGACCTACAATATCAGATGCAGTAGTTGTATGAGGTTGATCTACTGCTTCTATTTCTGCGTTCTGATCTCCTTGAGGTTCAACCACTTTCTTGTCAGAATCTGGTGCCTCAACCGGATCATCATGAAATAAATCATTATTAAGATAACCACTTATACCATCAAAGTTCTTTGTTCCCTTCTGTAATCTTGTCTTACCATTATTACCAAGAACTCCCATGATGACAGGGACTTGCATGTCCGCACCATCAAGAAAGAATCCAAACACAAACATACCCTGACGGATATTTGGTGTTTGAAATGATGATGCCTGACCTCCACCTGCAGTAACAGGATACATTACCTGTGCCCATGGCAACTGATCAGACGGGATGCTCTCCTCATCTCGGTCATGAAGACCGATAATCCTTACCTTATATCGATACCCCCATCCATCACCACCTTCTGGGTTATCACTTTTTGTTGAGACAATATTATCCCTCCAGTAAGAATCATCAGGAACCTGACCGATCCACCAGTTAAAACTTGATCCAAGAAAACCTGGGTTAAATACCGAAGATGACTCCATCAATCGTCATAAATTAAGCATTCTGGTTCAGATGGATTCTGATCACAGAAAAGTTCTAAGTAACTGGGATCATGATGGTCTCCAGCTTCGATTTCTTTTTTATGATGCTCCACGTATTCTTCTAGTTCATGCAGTTCGCCCTCAATGTGACGACGCATTTGTGGATTTGTTGTGGGATCTTGAAGGATCTT